ATATAAAATCTGGGATACCAACATTATATCCGTGGAGAGAGACAGCTACATCATGTGCTTCTCGTATAAGTGGTACGGCGAGAAGAAGGTCCACAACGTGGCCCAGCCCGACTCCTGGGACCAGTACGAGGACGATCCCCACAGTGATTACATGGTAGTCAAGAAGCTATGGGAGCTTATGAACAAGGCGGACATCGTGGTGGCACACAACGCTAACAAGTTTGACAACCGCATAGCCACTGCAAGGTTCCTTTTCCATCACCTTGGCCCGCCCTCTCCATACAAGAGCGTGGACACTCTCCTGGCTGCTCGTCGCTACTTCAGGATGGCGTCCAACTCCCTGAACGACCTCTGCGAGAAGCTCGCACTTGGCAGCAAGCCAAAGGATACACACGGCAAGCTCTGGCGCGACTGCGTAGACGGCGACATGGGTGCGTGGAAAAAGATGAAGAAGTATTGCAACCAAGACGTGGTGCTGTTGTCCAACCTCTACGATGAGCTGCGTCCCTTCATTGTCTCTCATCCCAACCTCGGGAGCCTATCCTCGGTGGAGGATGTCTGCCCACGGTGCAGCTCTACATCCCTACAGCGCAGGGGCTTCTCCCACACGGCAACCTGCACCTACCAGAGATGGCAGTGCAACGAGTGCGATGCGTGGAGTCGCTCGCGCAAATCCGAGAGCACACATCCCACACTCGTAAATGCTTAAGGGCGCGGAAGGACGGCTGTAGATGGCAGATGTTTGCCGGTGTTGTAATTGCACTCATTACAAGCAGAAGGATGGCCCGCAGGGCACTTGTGGGGCTAGTGGGCTGCCCACGCTGGCGTGGGGCGGCTGCACGTATGACTTCGTCTTACTGGTGGAGGAGGGAAGCGCCCAATGACGATCCTTGAAGCCCGCATTCGCCGCCGCCTGTTTGGAACGCGGAACGTACAAATATTCCGTGACGGCAACGAGGTGCTCGGCAGTGACGACGACGTGGTGAAGCTGCGTCGCAAGGATGGCGGGGTCCGGGTGTGGTCGCTGTGGTCTGAGCTTCGCGATGACGTGGAGACGAACCTGGAAGTTATGTATTGGTGGTTCCCCCACATCGACGAGATGAGGGTGGAGCGATGAGCACAATCCCTCCCACCCTCAAGATATGTGACCGCACCTATAGCGTTACCGTCCAGCCCATGGGCGACGATGCCACGGGGGCCTGCTGCAACTGTCGCCAAGACATCACTATCGACGGTGACCAGCACCCGGAAACTCAGGCGTCCGTACTTCTGCATGAGGTTATTGAGGCCATCAACGCATCTATGTATCTGGAACTCAAGCACGACACGATCATGGCGCTGGAGGTTGCTCTGTACGGGGTGCTGGTCTCTAACCCCGCTTGGTGGGATGAACGGAACAATGAAACAGAGAAGGGAGGTTCACATGAATGAAATCATCGCATTTTTGGACGGCAAGAAATCCGTAATCGGCACCATCGTCCTCGGCATCATCGGCGTGCTGGCATCGGCCGGCGTAGTCTCTGTGGACAGTGTGTACGTGCAGATCATCACCCTGGTCGTCGGCGTCCTGACCGGCATCAGTTTCCGCGCCGCCATCGCAAAGTCGACTTACTGAAAGCGGAGGGTAACAAACGCTGAATTGTGTGATACTCTGTTATTGAAGACTAACGGAAGGCCCGCTACGGCGGGCTTTCCCAACCCCAGCCAAGGAGCGTAGATGGACTTTCAGCCCGTCAAGAATGCGATAGCGGTCATTAGCGTTGAGAACGTGCAGATCACGCAGGGCGGGAACCCTCCGACCAAGGTGATACTTACTTGCAAGAGTCAGACGCCGTGGCGCTACAACGCCAAGCAGGGTCAGGTCAACTGCGCCGCCATTATGACCATCGGCGCTCGCATCAAGATAAGCTACGACGTGGTTGAGTCCACGAAATACGCCGGAACCATGTTGAAGTTCATCAACGATGCCGTGCCTGCTCAGCCCGGCGAGGTTGACACCTTCCCCGCCAAAGAGAAGTACACGGGCGGTGGTGGCGGCGGCAGCACGGGTAGCAGCACTGGTAGCAGCACCGGCGGTAGCAGTGGCTTCAGCAAGGACGGTCAGTTCAGGACGCCCGTGCAGATTCAGCGGCAGGAAGTGGCCCTTGCGGTTGCTACACTGCGTTCGGGCGGTACCTTCTCGACCATCGAAGACTTCCTCGCTGAGTGCGACAAGGTGCTCGCGTGGGCCGATCAGGCTCCCGATGCGAGCTTTCAGGCAGGTCTTGAAGCAGACAATGGAAGCCCTCTCGGCCAAGCTCCTGTGACAAGCCTTGCGGATACGCCCGCACCCTCGGCCGACGAGGACTCAGAGTTTCCATTCTGATGAAGAAGATACCCGAGAAGCTGCCGGAGAAGTTCCCCAAGGAGATTAAGGAGGGAACTGCTATGGACTACACCGACGATTCGCTAGCATTCCCAAAGACCAAGAAGAAGCGCAAAGGAAAGTGGGGCAAGAAATGATTGATCTCCTTCTTATCGTCGAGGCCGTAGCCGGGGTAGTGATTGCAGCCGCTCTCATCGTGGTGGTCGTGGTGCTCGTGGTGAAGGGTCTCCAAAAATTGCGGCAGTGGATGGTGGAGCGATGAGCACCGACCTGAGTGGCATCCTCAAGGCGGCGGGCGTGAAGTGCGAGGCACTCGACGCGTACTTGGCAATTGACTACGAGTTCAGCGACAAACAGTACTGGGAAATTACTGATGATGCCCACGATGCCATCCTGGCCCTCGCCCTACTGGTGGCCAAGTACAAGTCGATGCACGAGGCTGCGCACGCACAGCACTACCGTGCGCATAGGGAGAAGCGATGACGCTACTTGAGAGGTTCTCCGACAAGATTCTTGTGGGAGACGACTGTTGGGAGTGGACCGCGGGCCTAGCTGGCGGTAGGTACGGTAGCCTCTGGGTCGACGGAGCTTATGCTGCTGCGCACCGGGTGTCCTATGCGTTGTTTGTCGGCGACACAAGCGGCATGTGTGTCCTCCACCGCTGCGATAATCCCACATGCGTGAAACCGTCCCATCTATTCCTTGGGACTCAGGCTGATAATGTGAGAGACAGGGAGGAGAAGGGTCGCGGTGGGACAGCGCGTCTCTCCATCGAAAACGTTCGCGCTATCCGTGAGCTTGTGGCATCAGGGCTACTTCAGCGAGTTGTCGGTGCTCGGTTTGGGATATCCCAAGGGCACGTTAGTGAAATCGTACATCGAAAGTACTGGGTGTCAGCATGACAAAGCTAGCGGATATTTATGACGAGTTTCTTCAGGCCCGACAGGGTGGAGACTCCTCGGCTCAGAAGTGTTTCACCGACGTGTTCCTTGAGCCCAAGGTTGATAAAGAACGTGACCCTTTCCGTCTATATGCGACAGATGTCGGCAAGTGCCCCCGTCAGGTCTGTTACCGCCTGCTCTCCACCACGAAGGACTACGAGTCCCCCGAAAAGCAGCGTAACGATCAGCGCATGTACGACGTAGCTGAGTATATCGAGGCCGTGCTCACCGCTGCCTTCATGTGGAAAGGCGATCTCATCTCCCACCAGACTCCGGTGCCCTTTGCGGAACGTCAGAACTGGGGTGGGCGTACCGACCTTATCGTGGAACTGGACGGTCACTACCGCATCATTGAGGTGAAGACGCACCGGGGCAATGCCAGCAACTACACACTGCCCAAGGTGCCCCACGTCCACCAGGCATCCTCCTACCACTGGGAGCTGGTGAAGGAGTACGGGTTGGATGCCTCACCACTGCTCTGGTACGTGAGTCGTGACGGGTCCGGTGAGCCCAATGAGTGCGAGGTGCCCCACGTTGAGGCCGAGACTGTTTCGCTTATGGATGAGTTGGACGCAGCGCGGACCCGCGTCAAGGGGGCATTTATGGGCCGTACCGATGAGTGCCTGCCCCCGCAGCTCGACAAAGTTTTGCAGCTCCGTAGCTACGGAAAGTCCGTAAGCTGCGAGCCCGACTGGCAGTGTGGATATTGCAACTATGCGGGCACTTGCAAGCCCGACATGAGCAAGAGCACATGGGCCGAGTTCGACAAGGTCTTCGGCTGGGAAGCGAAGAAGGCTGCCGACGTGGAGAAGCTGGCTCGGTGGGGAGAGAAGAACGCCGAGGGGATGCTGCACCCACTGGGCGTATCGTGAGCGATATCACCGGCCTCTCTGACGCATGCGTTGCCACCGGCGTGGCCGTACTTGACCTCATGGCAGACGGAGCCACGCACGTCCTCGTCAGCAAGCAACCCAACGGCACCTACGAGTGCTGCGACATAGAGAGGGAATCGTGACTCACTCACGCCTACACGTCTACAACTCACAGCACCACGACTGCACGACGCTCGGAGAGCTGCACGGCCTCGCGGACGCCATGCGGTGGGAATTGCTGCATCGCGTCGAGGGGTTGGAGGCCGAGCTGGCAGCCCTGCGGGAGCGACGGTGCGAGAACTGCGTCAGCAAGGGGGCGGTCGCCTACGCGGACACGTCGCATCCGGCATGTTCCTGTAGGCACGATGCTCGCTGGAACGATCTTGGGTATGCCTGCAACCGCTGGGCCGATAGGGGCGAGGCTTGACCCCCACGACCCAGCTCCCGCCCTTCGATCTTGGAGCAGAGCAGGCAATCTTGGGGGCCATGCTAGTCAATCCCGCAGCCATAGGTGCGGTAAGCGACCTGGTGGAAGCGGAGGACTTTTACAAGATCACCAACAGGGAAATCTTCACCTCCATCCTTGGTGCCTGGGTAAGCAACACTGAGGGCGTGGATACAGTCACCATCAGTGCCCGGCTCCCCGCCCAGAGTGAGTACATTCACACGCTGGCAGACTATGTACCATCGGCGACCAACGCCACCCAGTACGCCAACATCATCAAGACGACCTCCACCCAGCGCGCCCTCATAAAGGCGGGGTACGAGATCGTTGAGATGGGCCACGGGCACACCGAGCAGCCCAACACCCTTCTGGACGCGGCCGAGGCCCTAGTCTACAAGCTGCGCCCCAACGTGGCAAGCGACACGCAGTCGCTAAAGAGCGTGGCCTCGGAAATCTTAGACGAGTGCCTTGAGGGCAAGCCCCCCGACACCGTGAGCACTGGTTTCAAGACCCTCGATGGCCAGACCACCGGTATGTATAACGGCAACCTTATCATCATCGGGGCCAGGCCCGGCATTGGCAAGACTTCTCTTGCTCTGAACATCGCCCGCAACGTTGCAGCTAACGGCACCGTGGCCTTCTTCAGCCTGGAGATGAGCAAGGCGGAGCTAACCGAGAGGATGCTATGCAGCATCGCCAACGTTGGCCTTACCAGCGTGCGCTCTCGCAACCTCGGGCCGGAGCAGCTCTCTCGGCTCATGCAGGGCCACGATGCGGTCACGGCGCTGGACATGGAGGTCATCGACAACCCCTCGCTTACCCTCCTGTCACTCAAGAGTCGCGCCCGGCAGCTAGCGGCCCGCAAGCAGGTCAAGCTGATCGTGGTGGACTACCTCCAGCTCCTCACTCACGGGGGCAGGCCGGAGAGTCGCTACCTTGAGGTGTCTTCTTTCTCCAGGGAGCTGAAGGCCCTCGCCCGCGAGCTGCACTGCCCCGTACTGGCACTGAGCCAGCTCAACCGTGAGAGTGAGTCCCCCCTGGGCGACGGCAAGCCGAAGCTCAGCCAGCTCCGTGAGTCGGGATCACTCGAACAGGACGCCGATCAAGTTTGGCTGTTGTCTCAGCCCAACAAGGATGACTTCGGCGGCAGCAAGTCGGTGGATATTCACGTCGCTAAGAATCGACACGGCCGCGTTGGCATCGTCAGCTTGCCGTGGGTTCCCAAATTCTGCAGATTCGAGGAGTAGGAGGAGTTGCTATGAGCAGCCTGACACGAGACATCAAGTGGTACCAGGAGGGAGAACGTGACCACGACTTCCTCTGCCATCTGGCGGACCACTTGATCGACTACATCGCCGAGCTGGAGGCCCATGCCGAGCATGACGAGGACAACATAGAGGGCCTGCAACACGCACTGGTCCGGGCCAACCAGCGGTACACGCAGGCCGAGGCCACCGTCGAGCGGCTGAAGTGCTGCGGGAACTGTGAAGAGTGGAATGAGGCGGGCGGCCGGTGTTACGCGAACTCAGACAAAGTGGCGTGGACGAAGCACTACGACCCCTGCCACTTCTGGCCTCCCCGCTGGGCCGAGAGGACCGCGTCGTGACCTGGCGCTATCAGGCGACCCATCGCACGGTCAAGACGGCTAGCGGGAAGACCGAAGACGTGTTCGAGGTGCGCGAGGTGTACGAGGGTCTGAGCGTAGACGAAAGCCCCGGTCTGAATGTAGACGGCAGTCCCGCATGGACCGAGTCCGCCACGGCCCCCGTTTCCGACACACGGGATGGACTCATCGAGGTTTTGCAGATGATGCTCAGGGACGTGCGGGAGTTCGGCGTGCTGGAGGTGGGGGAATGACGGCCGAGGATGAACTACGTGAGTTGGCCGACCTCAACGTCCGCAAGTGGGGCGTGCAGGACTACGAAACACTCGCCCTCGCCGTGGCAGAAGAGGCTGGCGAACTAGCGCAGGCCGTTCTCCAGCACAAATGGGAGGCTGGGAGCGAGGAAAGAATCCGAGACGAGTCCGTTGACCTTGGCGCGCTCACGCTGCAAATCATCGACCTATTCGATGTGGGCACGTGACCGCCGTGACTGCGACCCAAGCCGCCGCGCTCATTCGCAGGGCGAAGCGGACGAAGCTGGAGGACCGCCTGTTAGCGGACCTCGCTAATCTCGGCCTGCCGGTGCCGGAGCGGGAGTACCACTTCGCGGCCCCAGCGCGTGATTGGAGGTGCGACTTCTGCTACCCGTCGCACATGCTAGTCATCGAGTGTGAGGGCGGCACGTTTTCGGGTGGCCGCCATGTCCGGGGCGCAGGGTTCGCTGAGGACTGCGTCAAGTACAACTGGGCATCTCTTCTCGGCTACACCGTGCTCAGGTACACCGGCGCGATGATCCGCTCGGGTGAGGCGGCGCGGGAGATTGCCGAGGCGCTGAATTGACCTCGCAGGACAGGGCGAATCGCAACTGGACTCGCGCTCAGCCGTGCCTCATCTGCGGCGGCCCGTCTGGTGATCCTCACCACTTCCCGGTGCGCAAGGGCAAGGGTGCTGGTGATGGACTGCTTGAGATGGTGCCCCTTTGCAGAAGAGACCACGACCTCGCCCACGAGGGCGACCTTCGGGTGCTGGGACAACTCGCTACGGCGGGAGCCTCTTACCACGACTACATCAGGAGCCTATTCGATGAATGAGGGACTTAGCGCAACCGACAGGCGCGCCGAGAGCGCCGCCTATTACCAGGCGCACCGAGAGGAGCTGGCGGCCTACCGGTACGCCCACCGAGCAGAGCGGAAAGCTTACCGCGAGTCCCGCAAGGAGGAGACGCGAGCATACAACGAAGCCTATCGCCAGGCACACCGTGCGGAGGGGCGTGCTTACAGCGTAGCCTACGAAGAGTCTCACAAGGAGGAGCGGAAGGCATACTATCGCTCCAATCGAGACCACTCTCGTAAGAGGGCCGCCAAACGACATAGATGGTTTGCGGGCAACCTACAGATATTGAGGGCCACCCAGGGTTGCGATGATTGCGGCACTCACGAAGGACGACTCGAACATCACCACATAGACCCAAGTACCAGGTTGTGGGAGGTGTCCCAGATGTGCGGCCATTCTCTGGGTGCGTTCCTTGATGAAATTGCTAAGTGCGTCGTCCTGTGTGGCCCCTGCCACCGGGCACGTCACGCCGAGATGAGGGCTGCGGTATGACTGTAGCGGGCCTTGATTTTTACCTAACGCCCGAGGACTCGGCGGCGGCGTCCATAGATCAGTCCGACAAGGCCCTCGGGTGGGCAATCGGTGAGCTAACCCAGCTCTACCTGACAAAGCGCAATCTGAGAATGAAACTCATGGCAACCGATGACGAGGAAACGATTGGCGAATTGGAGTGGGAGTTGAAGTTACTTCGGGGCGAAGAAAGCAGCCTCCATAGGATCACTAGTGGCTTGCAAAGTCGACTTAAGGTTGGGACGTGATGGACGAGTTTACGCATGGAGGCACACCACCGACACTCTGGCCCAAGGCTAGACCACTCGGGAGTGTTGAGCCACAGAATACCATTAGCTACCAATGGAGGATTTATGCTCTTGCAGAACAAGTCGAGAAATTATCCTGGATGCTAGAGCTGATGGACGAGGAACCTGCTATCAACTTAGAAGGAGCTGAGCTTCAGTGGCGGTACGAACGCGCAAGCCTAAGCTGAGAGTCACCACCGGCTATGTGGTTGAGGATTTCTCTACCGCGCAGTCTGGTTATGGGAGCCTGACGGATAAGAGCCTCACGCGAGGTCAGGCGATTCGGCACTTCTGTTGGAGCTGTCAGGGTGGGCATGAGTTTGACTGGCGGCTCAGTGATGGCAGCGTTGAGAAGAAGAATCGGCCGTATGAAGAGGTAAAGGCGTGTTCGGCCACCACTTGTTACCTCTTTCCGTTCCGGACTGGTAGGGATGCCTCCTTGAAGCCCTCCGTAAAGCCCTCCACGAGCACGCCTAGTGTCGTTTCGAGCACCAACGCGGGGACTTGAGGGCTCCGGAGGGTATGGGGGGCTTGGGGACTAGAAATGAGCGCAAAAGGGGGCTGAGGGGATTTCCCCCGGCCCCCTTTTGTGCGTCAGGCTGCTACTGTGACTATCAGCACCGCGTCGGGCAGTCTTAGCGTTGAGTCCGTCTGACAGCCCACGCAGACGTACCCCTCGAACGTAATCACGGGCAGTAGGTCAACATCAGTCCCACAGTGCATACAAACGGCAGTTGAATCACTTGGCACGGCTCCCACTCCTATTCCTTGCCATTCTTGCTGATAGCGGCGCGGGCGGCGGCGGCTCGGGCCACTTGCGCCGGTCGCTTACGCTCTTCGTCCCCTTCGCCTCGCGCACGTATCCACTCCTCTAGTTCAGAAATGCGATAGCGTGGCTCCCCGCCGGGTAGCGGTAGGTAGGGAAAGCCCGGCAGGCGCTTCAGTTTCCCCAGATAGTTGGCACTGAAGCCGAACGCAAGGCAAACCACACTCCCGCTTACGTAGGGCTCTACGGGCACATCGTCTACGGTAACTCTCGGCCTCGGCATTACGTCACCTCCTCTACTACCTTCTATTACCGCGTGTAGTGTAAACCCAGTGGTACCCTTGTGTCAAGTAGCGTTGCGTTATCCCCGTTTCCGTGCTAGACTACGCCCATGCCCGGCAGCATCTCCAAGCGCGCGAACAAAGACGGCACAGTCTCTTGGCTTATCACCGTGCCCGTGGGCTACGGTCGCCATGCCAGGCGGATCGTGAGAAGCGTCCGCGTCCCCCGCGATACGAAGAATCCCCCGAAAGCGGCGACCGACCTTCTGGCGCGTCTCCGGCAACAGGCTGAGGGCGGCGTCGTGCCGTCTCACAAGATCACCATGGGCGACCTCTTCGACCGCTGGCTCGCCGAATGGGTCGACGACGATGAACGCTACGCATCCGAGACGCAGGCCGGGTACAACTCCGCAGTCCGCCTGTACCTGCGTCCGTCCATCGGCCATATCCGCGCGCTGTCGCTGCAGCCTTCACACGTTGCTGAGCTCTGGCGCCAGATTCGCGCCGAGGGTTACGCGCTGTCTTCCGTCACGCACTACTACGACATCCTGCACGGCTGCTTGGGCTGGGCGATTCAGCACGACCTCGTGCTGCGCAACGTCTGTGATTCCGACGTGGCCAAGCTGCCAGGTGGGCGTCCCGATGAGAGGCCGGTACTGTCGCTGCGGCAGATGCTGATGGTGCTGGAGAAGGTGCGCGGCACGACGATGGCGCTGCCCCTGATGGTCGCCATGAGCGCCGGCACACGTCGCGGCGAGTGCATCGGCATGCGGTGGGGCGACGTTGACGTGATCGGCAGACGACTGCGGGTGGCGCGCAAGCTCGGCCGCGTCGTGGGCAGAGGCCTGGTCGAGAAGCTGCCGAAGGGTGGCAAGGCGCGCGTTGTGCCGATGCCCGAGTTCGCCGCCGCCGTGTTCGGACCCGCCAAGGAAGGCAAACCGGACGGCTGGTACGTGTGCGGCGGCGAGGCGCCGATGAAGCCTGAGGTGTTGAACCGGGCGTGGCGCGAGCTGCTGGCCAGTCTGGAACTGCCGCCGATGCGGTTTCACGACCTACGTCACTCCTACGCGACGGCACTTCTCGAGAGCGGAGCCGACCTGAAGAGCGTCCAGGACGCACTTGGTCACGCGCAGATGTCCACCACGGCAAACATCTACTCTCATGTCACTGAGCGGCTTCGCGAGCGCAGCGTCGCGGCCTTAAATGCGGCGGTAGTTTCAGCAACGGAACTGCACGGGCGCACATCGAACGAGGAAGTGCCCCCCGCCGAAGGGGCCGAGGGGCACGAAGTCGCTGCAAACTAGCACTTTCCCTAATTCGGTACCGCAGATGCGCCCGTAAGTGTAGGATACGGGGGATTAGGCTCGGGCACGGTCACACCTCTCGTTTCAGGCACGCTTGAGCACTAGGTAGCGGTGTCTGGCGGTATCCATGCTCACCTGCGGGAACACATCGGGCGCACATCGGAATCCTCGCGCTGTTCGCTCCCGACCGGCCCGATGGCCATGAGGTCGGCGCGGTAGAAGCGCCAGCCACGTCCGAGCTTGAACGCCGGCACACTTCCATCGTGGATGCAGTCCAACAGGGTTGACGCGCTGCAACGCAGTAGCTCCCTGGCCTCCTTGAAGACGAGCACTTCGCTCATGTCGTCTCCCTCTCAGCCCCGTGATACTTCAGGATGCTCTCGGTGGATTCCCAGCCGTACTGCTGAAAGTAGCTTCGCAACTCGGCTGTGAGTATGCGGTTGTCGGCCTCGGCCCGACTACGCGGGCATCGCTTGCAGACACCATCCCATCCATCGCGCCACTCCTGCACCTTCGCCAACTCGGCCTCAGCCTGCTTCCGTTCCGCTTCTTCCAGCCGGCGCGCCGTGGTGAGGATGTCACTCTGCTTGCGTAGCTCGGCGTTCTCCTCCTCCAGTTCGGCGATAGCGGCGTCGGCGCTGCGCTTGCTTACCCACTCAGTGCAGCACAGCTCCGGCGTCTCCATGATTTCTTCGCGGTCGTAGTGGTCGGTAACCGCGCTCACGGCGTGATCCTCTCGGCCCCAAGCATTTGTATGGCGATACGGTGGGCTTGTCTGGGGGGCCGCTCGATGATGAGGCGCAAGCCTTTCCGCAGCCGCTCGTGCTCGGCCTCGGCCTGCTCGGCACGCTTCTTGTACCTCCACGCCTCATCGCTCCAGTGCTGCTCGCGCTCGCGTTTCATGTCAAGGAGCGAATTGACTGTCGCAAGCTCAGCCTCGGCCTGCTCCAGCCTCATCGACAGTTCATTCACGTCACCAAGGGGACCGTCGTGGACCGCTAGCAATGCGGCCTCCAGCTCGGCGATGCGGGCGTCCTTCGTGTCGATCATCGTCTTCCCGTGGGCGACTGAGTGATAGCCGTGTCGTCCTCCACAAACGCTGCAAAATCTCACGATTCCTCCAATTCCAGCCGGTGTCCCCGGCCTCGCTGGCCCACCAGCCGCGAGCCCCTGCGGGCAAAATACCGCTTGGCCGCGCTCAGGGCGCTGTCAACGCTCTTGCTTGACCAGCCCAGACTCCGATAGTATCCGTAGTAGTCACTAAAATCTGTGTGGGTGAGGAGGCGCTCCCTAACCTCGGGCACGATAGAGCCACCCTTGGGCCTAGGGGCCACCTCGGCCAGCCTCCGCTTCTTCAAACACTGCTCACAGCTTACCTCCAGATTGTAACCGCTGAGCAGGTTCCCGCAGGCGCAGCGGCGCTCGATGGGCACATACAGGACATTTGCGCCGCCCCGTGCTACCGATGTGGCCGTGGGCGAGCCGTACATTCCCCCACCCCGGCCCTTCGTGCCCCGCGTGGAGGATAGTTCCTCCCTCATCCCTCTGCCTCCATGGCGCAAGCGGGGCAGACGAGCCAGATTGCCTCATCCTCACCAAAGTAGAAGGGATCGTACTTTTCTCCCACTTGAGTACATATGAAGGACCAGCCGGGATTTATCCTTGGACCGCCCGAGCCGTCGCCGTAGTAATGGGGCATCGGCTCTCCGCAGTTTTCACAAAGCTGAGTCTTGTCCACCAGCCCCGGGTGCGCGGCCTCGAAGGCGTCGAACTCGGTCCGTATGTCGCGGCGGATGCCGGAATCGTCCACGAGCCACGAGTCGGCAACGTGGTACACGGCCTCCCGCAGTTCGTCAAAGACGCTCATGCGAACACCTCCTCTAGAATCTCGGAGATATCGTCGAGGGCGTGCCTCAGATTGAGGATTGTGGCCTTCTGCTCGCCGATGAAGATGGCGCGGTCCTGCATCTTGCGCTTGCAGAACTCTAGCTCGGTCTCTTCGATTGGTGGTGCCTTGAGGTACATTGTTTCCACGGTCTACTCCTTCTGGCTGGGTTAATGGTAGCGGCCGACGAAGATGCGCCAGCCGATAATGAGGATGGCGATATAGAGCCAGATCATGAGCGCTCGGCCTGAGCCCAGCGCACCAGATCGGCTATGGCGTTCTCAAATCCCGCGATACGTGCATTCGCACGGCCTAGGTCTTCTGTGATGTCCTCGTAACGAGCCTCAAGCTCGTGGTAGTCCTCAAGCGTGGGCTGCCACTCGGGCAGTTCCTCCTCGATAGCCTTGCTGGTGAAGTCCTCACAGGCTGCTGAGTCGGCATATTGATCCCTGTAGCAGTCGATCTCCTTGCAGTCCCTACACGTCTTCATGCGGGCACCTCTGCCTCTTCGTCGAAACCCTCAGCCTCGTAGGCCATAAGAGCCTCGTCTATGATGCGCTCCTTCTCGGCCTGCTCTGCCTCCAGTTGGTGCATATGCTCTTCATAGAGGTAGTGGGCCTTCAAGTCGTCGCGCGCGTCGTAAGTCTCTGGCGGGTATGCGGCCATCACGCTGCCTCTTCCTTTGGATTGCCTACCAGCTCGCTATCAGCATCTTCCTGAACTTCTTCGTTCCAACGACGGTTAGCCTCAATGGTTACGACGCCTCTTGCCTCGATAAGTACGGCGATAAGGTCGTCTAGCGCGGCGCCTGAGTCGATATCAAAGTACATGCGCATGGCCTTACCGTATGAAAGAACATGCGTGCTGCTCGTCGTGACGCTTACGTGTACCTCGCTGAGGTTGGAAGGGCGCACCTCAACTCCGGCCTCTTCCCTGCTGATATAAGTAGTGCTCATGGCCTCTCCTCGTATGCCTCGACAAAATAGCCCACAGTTACAGCGTGTCCATAAGTGGTGTCGCAGTTGTTGCAGATAACTACATCATCAGCCTCGCCCCACTCGCCCCGGTGGTCACAATGCCGGGATTGATCGGCGTTAGCTGCGCAGTTCGGGCAATAGGTCGTGGGTGTGGCCTCGGCAATCATGCGTTCACGCCCTTCAGGAGCACGTGCAGCGCCACGAGAGGCACCACGACGAGGGCGAAGGCGTAGGGGATGACCTGCGGGAGGCTGCCGTCAAGCTGGCGCAGCGCGAAGGCTGCGGCGAACAGTAGGGCGGCGTATACGGTGATCCTAAGCATTTTGTGTCTCCTCTTGGCTGGGTGTACAATGCGTTGTCTGCTCTTGGCTGGGTGGACAGAGGGCTGGGGGACGCAATCCCCTGGCCCTCACTCTTTATCAGCGCTCGATTGCCGGATATACGGAAACCTTCTTGCCGTGAAGTCGGCATGCCCTGATTGCCTGCGGGAGAGTTTGTCCGCGTAGTGTCCACTTCCGCCCATCTGAAGCTCGTATAATTTGGACGGAGTAGGTACCTGGTGCCTTCATGCTTGGTCCCCTATCTCTGTCTGCTCTCGCATCTGCTGGGGCCTCGGTGTCGGCGGCCTCCACTTACCCTTGACCGCAGTCTCATCGATAGCTAAATCTAGCCTGGCCTGCTTGCCTTCACCGATGTACTCCTCGCTGGGGAAAATCATCTGCGGGGCATCGATGGTCTGAATCCTGTTCACTTCTCCTCCGTTAGCTTTAGGTCAATGCTACACCCGTTGGCAGTGCGTAGTCAAGCGTTCCTTAGGATGGCGTGGCGTGCGTCTTCGACGGTCTGCGCTCTTTCTCCTGCCATGAAGCGCCGGATACCCTCGGCGCACGCAGGCGCGCAACAATCGGTGTCGGTCTGCTCGTCGTGGCATCGGGAATGGTTCACGTCCAGCTCGTCAATGAGTGGGCATCCACAGTATGCACACAGCCCTTCCATCTTGTTAGTGCTCATGCTCCTACCCTCCGTTATGCGCACGCGGGGCAGTAGTCGCCCGGAGCGTGCAGTTTGCCGCGCACGTTATATCCCTGCGTCTGGCACAGTTCGAGAACAGCATCCTCGTCGTCGTATTCGCGAATATAGCTTGCAGCCTTCTCAGGAGTACACCATCCGAACGTAACGCTTTCGAACTGCGACCCGCTGAAGCTCTCTCCCGTGTCGCATCTGTATGTGGAAACCATCGCACACTCGAACGCGCCGTCTTCACTGGTGCTGTCGTTCAGGTACAGCACGGGGCCGCGCTGAAAGGCTGTGCAGGTTGTCCAGGTGTGCTGCGTGAGCTTCTCGGCCAGCTCTTCGGGCGTCAGTTCTGATGCGTCGTAGATACACCAAGTGCGGTTCTTGTACATCATAGGATCACCTCAACGTAGGCAACAATTGGCTCTGCGGCCGGCGGAGCGACGTGCAGTCTCACAGTCGCGAGCTTCATTGCCGCGCCTAGCTCGCTGCGTGTGTCCAGCTTGCGCCAGTCCGCGCTACTCGCCTGTAGGGTGGCCCAAAGAGCGGCCTGGTCGAACTTGCGTGCGTCAATCTTCATGGTGCGCTCCTGTCTCGTGAAGGGCCTCGCGCTCCTTGTCAACGAGGGAGAGAGAGACGACGATTGCGTATACGTTCTCGTCTAGCTCGATGCGCTCGCGTGCCTCGGCGATTGCCGTGGCCAGTCCTTTTACGCTCGTCCCCGTGAACACCTCTTCGCTTGTGCGGCCATTGACTGGACTGACAAACTTTGCGGTTACAGACGCACTCTGGCTCATCGCTGCTCCTGTCTGTTGTGTGTAGGGCCTACCTCGCCGCTTGCGCTTTACGCGCCGCCCTACAGGGCTCCTGCGGGAGTGTTGCGGCGTCCCTACAGCCCTTCTCCGGTGTCTTCGGTCGTGTCCGTGTGGTGGTAGCAATCCCGCACTTGACAGGCGGGGCAGGTGCCGACGTAGTACCGTCCGGGTGCGTAGTCGTATCCGGACCTGTACGTTTGCCGCTCCGTGGCCTCGATTACCTTGACGGTGTGTCCACAGACCTTGCATTCGGCGATGTGCTGTGTGGTCATTGTGGTATCCCTTCTCCCGCTTCGTGCGACTCAAGCAATCCTGCGCGTAACTCGTCGATCTCATCGCGTAGTAACTCGATGTTCTTCCCGCTGTACTGGTGCCGGTAGATAACCTCTTCCTCGATGTACCATGTCGTATAATATGTGTCGTGGTGGCGAGTGATGTACAGATTGACGAGCACTCCATCTTTTTGCCGTTTACCTTCGATAACGAGCACTGGCCTAGCGGCCTTCGGTTCGCGCGTGTAGGTCATCATTGCTCGACCTGTGCCCGGCGGGCGTTTGAGTTGCGGATGATCGAGCGGATTCGGGATAGGGCGTCGCGCCCGTCCTCGAACGCCTCGCGCTTGCGGTCGAGTGCGGCTGCGTAGAGCTTGCGGCTGCACTTCGCCTGCGCTACTGCCATACTGTGAGCTGCCTGCTCTACGTTCGTATCAGCCTGAATCGCGTCGGCATAAAGCTCGTGACACAAGGCCAATTCTCCGCTGTTCATCCAGTCCATATTGTGGACGTACTCAAGCGCTTGATCGGTGAAGGGCGTCGGGCTCATGGCGTCTCCTTGTGTTGAACCGGCGTGTTGTTGTGGCGGGTGAAGCGCAGCATGGCCGAACCTAGCTCTGAGCGCTGCTGATCCATATTGTGCCAGCGTGCGACGGCTGCCGCAAACGCGGCCAGCCTTTCAGCCTTCTCGGTCTTGTGTTGTGCGGTCATGGCGTCTCCCTTGGCTGGGTTGGTCTTCTCAGCCCAAAGGCAGCCCGTGGCTGCCGGTGAGCTTCGTATGTGGTGAAGATCAAAGTGGCGATACCGCGAGGCCAGTAACGCAGAACGTGCGGACGCTGTCTGACGCGCCTATGCCGGTCTGGTCTTCTACCAACAGGCACACGCAAATGGCAGCCTCAGATGCGGTCTGGGCTTCGACGGCTACAGTGAGGGTTACGCTGAATTCCATGATCATCCTTCCGTCAGGTTCCGTTTGCTTGGTCTAGTAGTATCCTACCCAAGCTCAGTGTATCATACCATAGGCAAAACAAGAATCTTCATGCAGTCCAGGCTCGGGAAAAAAGAATCTTATTCAATTTGTGAATAGAAGAGAAGAACAATCCTGTATGGGGGAATCAAGACAGGGAAAGTCCTATATGGGCGCTTCCTGAGAAGGCTTCATACAGAAGGGCTTATATAAGGGGCCTTCTATATTGGGGGCTTATATAGAGCGTCCACATACACGCATCACAATAGGTGCTTCCCGATCGCGCTTGCCCGTGTCGCACCCACTCTTACTGCCCGATCTCATGCTCATGCTGTAAGGGGACAGGGATAGGGCAGAGTGCGTAACAGCAGATGTGGATATGCCTGCATCTTAGGCGTGACATAAGCAATATGCATGCGTGTACGCATCATGCACGCACAGCAGCATGGGCATGGCTGCCCTTTCTCCCTGCATATGTACACATTACGCATGCATGCGTACACATGGCATCATGCACACAGCATCATGCACGCATAAGGCATATGCATGTGCTGCCTTGCCCTTGCCCATACATACATACACATACTAGTACATACATATGCATTACGTTAGCAAGGGGAGGGGGGGAGGGGAGG